CGAATAGTAGATGAAGCTGCACAGAGATTCTGGGATCAATATGCACAGTCAGGCATACAGCCCGGAAGCTATGCAAACTGGATGCTGCAAAAAACGGGTGGAGCTTAAAAAGGAGTTCTAGGTAATATGCCTCAGAACTTCTTTGGCAATAATATCTGGCAGGAAATGTTAGAAACCGATCCTCTGGGTCGGCAGACTATATTTCAGTCATTCATTCCGCAGGGTTATGGCGCTGCTCAGAGAGAGCAGGCCAGTAACCTGTTTCAGCCTGCTTTTAACCAGTATCTTGGTCAGTTTGGGCAGCAACTAGGGCAGGTAAGCAGGGGGGAAAGGGAAGAAGAGCCTACCAGTTTTACTGATTTTATAAGCAACCAGTATGACTTTACTCGCAACAGGATCAGGCAGCCATCTACTGCTAACCAGCAAAACCTCTTAGGCTTTAGAACGGCATTTGGTTACTAATGCCACCACCTTTTTCTTCTCAATCAGCTAGAAATTTTACCAACTGGATAAGCAGCAGAATTGCTGGCGGCAGTGAAGCAATCAGGCTGCACATGGAGAAACAGTCTCGCGACTATCAGCTATTAGAAGCAGCCAGAAGAGAGCCTAACCTTCAGAAAAAACGAGCATTGCTCGATACTACGAGTGCGCCTAGCTGGGTAAATACAACTCGCCCTGTATCGTTTTGGCAGGGGATGCAAGGCCCTGTTCAGGCAGCTCAGGCACTACCTGAAGCAGAAACCGGATACAGCCTTAAGCGAAACCTTGCGCTGGCTGGCTCTCAAATGACAAGCCCTGCGGATCTTAGCCTTGTGATGCTGACTCGCAGATTTGGACTTCCGCTAGCAGGGGTATTGAGAGGGGCAGTAACTCAAGCAGCAAGAAATGTTCCTGTTATTGGCCCAGCATTACAATATGCGCCAAGAGGACTTGCTGCCGTAGTAAGGCCATTTGCAAGCGGAAATGTAGGGACTGCATACGAACTCGGCGTTGGAACAGGTGCAGTTTATGGGGCGCAGGAAGTAGATCGCAGGCTTGATCCAAGTGTTACCGGATGGCAAAGAAGCGCGGCTCAATTAGCAGGTGGATTAGCAGTAGGTACTGGTACGTTTGGCGCTGCCAAGGCAGGTCTTGCTGGCGCAAGGGTAGTTCCAAAAGCAAAAAATACTGCCACATTACTCCATGACACAAAGAAGGCTATGGAAGTATGGGACGAAACCTATAACAATAGCGCTTGGAAAGACCAGAGTGGCACTACCCAGAGATATAAAGATGCCTACGGTATTTTGCGTGAAGCAGAACGACAGGCAAAAGCAGAGGGATATAGAGGCCCTGTAATAGATACATCTCAGGTAGATAGCTGGAAGCGTCCTTCACAAGAAGGGGCAACATTAGAACCTGACATTGCAATTCCAAGGGGAGCAGAGTCAACCGGAAGATGGGCAGGTGATCCCCGTGGAGAGCAGCTAGCACGAGTTGCAGGCGGAGTTGATGGCGACCCTCCTGTTCCAAGAGAATCTGGAAAAGGGTTTACCTTCAGAATGATTGAAGAGAAACCTCCGGTTCAGGCTGATCTTCAAGGAAAAACAACAGAACAAGTGATTGACGACATTCTAGAGCAAACTAAGGGAGAGAAATCCCCCGGCGATGCTGCTGACCAAGTTATTTACGGCAACGACAAGCTGAGAATGAATCTGGAACTTGCGAATAGAAAAGACCTAGTTGTTACGGACTTGAATTCAGGGAATGTTCTAAAAATCCGGGCAGACAAAGTAGAAGGCAAGAGAGCGGATGGGACTCCTCTATTTCTTCGAAACATGAACGCGGATAGTTGGGCTATCGGAGTTCGCCTTAATGTTGCGTATGATCCGTCGATGCAAGCAATAACCAGAGGAGGCCCGCGACCTGCTCCTTCTAACGTATATCGCATAAGCATCAAGCATGACAATGTAGCAAATGCCGACGCACCACCACTAACCCGTTCTAGGATAATGGAGCTATCGGCGCAGTTATTTGAAGCAATTCCAGACGCAGATGCCTTTGAGTCTATAAGTCCGGGCAGAGGATTGCAGAATCTTACCGTAGGCAATACGCAAATAAATGCTACTCGTCAGCGAATCACTCGCTCTGATGTTGAAAGGTATGGTGAACGAATTAGAACAGAAGAAGAAACAAGAACTACAGACGTAGAACTAAGGGGAGAAACCCCAGAGCCTCCAGAGTTATCTGTATTGCCTCCTGAAAGCACAGAGGAATTACTTCGCGTTTATGTAAAGGCTGTAAATGACGCTCCGCTTGTCGATCAGGGTGATCGCTTTGATTATAACGATGAACTCAAAATCTTAAGGAGAAACCTTGAAGAGAGAGGAGTAGATGAGGAGCAGATATTTCAGGCTTTGAAAGCTAGTCAGGTGCGTCCTTTTAGAACGGGAGATGAAGTTGAAACTACTGCTGTAGAAATAGAGGAAGACAACAATATACTCAGTCCTACTAAGCAGGGATTAGAGGTTAGTGAAGCTGCTGACGTACAAGAACGAGGAACTATATCTTCTGCTGAAGACCCAGAGGTTACTACTACAGGTCTGGATGAACGGAACCGAATCGTAGAACCAGTTAGGTATAAAGAGCATCTTGAGTCTGATGAAAAGGCATTTTTCACAAGGTCAGTTAATTCCTTGACGGAAATTGCTAAAGAGCAAGGACATACTTTTGAGCAGGATTTAAGAGAAGGGCTTCCGCAATTTACAAGAGAGGCGCTAACTGACATAGAGCTTGCTGAATATCTTAATGCTACGAAAATGATAGACGAGAAGACAGGCAAGACAAACTTATACGAGGGGCTAGACCTAGCCCTTGCTACATATATTGACGACCTAGACGTTTCTCTTGACCCAGCCCATCCACGTAAGGGAGTGGATAAAGTTGAAGAGGCTCACATTGCCCATCTAAGGGAGATGGCTCTTCAAGAAGCAAAGGCTGCATATCTTGCTGGAGGAAGGTCGCTAGAGGCATATGCGCGAGACAATCCTTACGCTTCTCACACTTTACTAAATGCAGCATCGCATTTTGCCAGAGAGCAAGCAGCAACAACAAAGTTATTAGACTTTGAGAGAACTGGCGACCCCGGCCCAAATCCTTTCAATCCAGATAATGCTCCTGAAAGATTCAACAGGAAGTTTGAAACTATAGGACTGGTTGATGCCTTTGCTGAAGAGCTTGATGACATATATGGCTTTGGCATAGCAGGTCGTACTGCGGGCGATATTATTCTTCAGGATTTTTCTGGCAGTAAAAATGCTGGACTTGGAAGACTCAGGGCATTGGCAGATGAGTGGGATGAGAAATATAAACATCTCTCACCTGAGTTTTACAGTAGAGAGACTATGATGCCTTTGTTTGAGGCATTAGACCCGAACACATATAAAAGTGTAACTAGGGCCAGTGACTCTCTTGAGGGGTTCCCTCTCCTGCAACAAATGTATCACGACATTAGGCTTTTACTTGACAACCATGAAGTTGAATTCCTGAAATTCCTAGAACAAATGTCAGGGGATGAAGATGTTATTAGAAGGAAGCTAAACGCAGCAAATATAGCGCAGAGCTTTATGGGAAGCCCTAACTACTTTCCGCGTAACTGGATAAGGGAGGGGCAGAAGCTAAATATGTGGGACGCTCCAATGACCCCACAGGAAACTCAGCGATGGCTCCAATCCAGAAACGACATGACTTTCAGGGAGATGATAGAGAAGCGCAAGGTTGAACCTGTTAGCTGGAACCCGGTAGATATGGCCTTCAGGAGAGTACAAGAAGGTCAGGAATTCATGCTTAACTACCTTCTGCTCAAACATGCAAGAAGATTAGAAATTGCAGTTGATGCTGGCGATATAAACTGGTTCCCACATGTAGGCGAAGGTGGCCCATTGAGGACTCCTAAATTATCTGGGCCAGCAGCGCGCATATGGAAAGGAACGCCCATAATAAAAGAAAACGCCAAGGGCGAACTGGAGTACGAGGTAGATGAAGACGGTCTAGTAAAAACGACAGGGACTATGGCTGTTCCAAATTCATTTGCAGATACATTAGAGTCGATATTCAATATACCGGGCATCAGCAAAACTTCTAAAAAGGGCAAAGCGTTTCATCACTACGATAGATTTGCAGATAATGTCAAGCGTATAAACCTGACCGGATCTCTATTCCAGCACTCAGACATGATGCGTCGTGCTATTGGAGCCTCTCTTGCTCCCGAAGCACTGATCCACACCAGAGGGATGTCAGCACTTACTCTTCCGTCGTTTGTTGGCGAAGCCTTTAATGTTTCATTTAGGCCAAGTAAACGGAAGCAGCTAAGGAGAGATATTTTATTTGGTGAAGATCCTCTGCGAACCACTAAGCTAGGTATAACTTGGCCCATGCTTGTTGAACATGGCGACCTTGGTATTGTTGGAGACACAACCATCTTCAACAGAAATATCAGGGAGTTCATTCAGGCAGAAGAAAAATGGATGTACTCTAATACAGGAAAGATAGCAAAGCCATTTCTACAGTTCCGCAGATATGTAGAAGCTGGGTTATTTGACGGAATGTATACAGTTGCAAACAAGCGCGTTGTTGAGCAGCTTTTATTGCCTATTGCAGAGAGAAGGTTTTTTAGGAAATTAAACAAGGCTGAAGAGAAATTAAAAGAACAGTTCGACAAGGGCGAGGTAGATGCAGCAGACTTTGAAAGGAAGCTAGGTCTACTTGAAGACATGAGAAAACCCGGAGGGCCGGGAGCAATAAAGGTTGCACGGATTGTAGCTGAGCAGGCAAATGTTATTACCTCTCAAATACAGCCTTGGCAGGCATCAATAAGAAATAAACGAAATCGTGCAATCATGAGAAGAACTTTGTTTTCTATGAATGAAAACGAAGCTCTTCTAAAGCAGGCATGGCGAGCGCTTTTACCTGCGTATCCTCACATGTACCCGCCTGACCCAAAGGGATTTACAGCAAGTGCAGCAGTAAAGGGGCAGGAACGTAAGTTCAATATACAATTTAACGAAAACTACCGATCCTTTGTTAACTTATGGGGAGGATATGTAATTAGCTTTACGCTGGTTGCAAATGTATTCAATTACATTTCTACATTCATTGACAGTGAAGGGGACTTCATATCTAAAGCAAATGATGAAGGTCTTTATTACACTAGCGGAGGGAAGCTAGGAAAAAGACACGGGAGGCTTATGCATGAAAATCCATACCCTGTAAGATTTGGAGGGCAGCTAGCTCCGTATAAGCCATTAGTAAAAAAGAAAGGCGCTGAAGGAACTCCATTGAATCCATTTACAGGGTATGAAAGAAATAGATATTTTCTAGCTCCATATCTGCCGGGAATAAAAGGCCCGTCAGGTGAGCCTCTTTACATGGATATGCTAGGACAGATGGACACTCCTATGAGATGGGGATTTTCTGCTAAGGCTGCTCTGCTTTCCAGACTTGACATACCTCTGACAGCAGGATCGAGAGCCGTTGAAGGTACAACTTTTATGAGCGGTAAAACATCAGGAGCACTGGAAAGGATTGGAGGATTGGCATGGGATCTGTTTACCCCTATACCAGTTAAACTGGGAGGCGATTTTTTTAGAGGAAATATACCTGCTTTATCAAGGGTTATTCCTCCTGCATACGGAGAAACACTTGGAGAGAAGGCTTCTATTTACAGGGTAATTACTGGTGAAGGAGTTCTTGCTCCTACCCGTGAAGAGTGGGAAATGTGGGACTTTGAATCAGGAGATGCAAGCAGAAGGCCAAAGGTATTTTCAAAAGATGAATTAAATAGAATCCCAAAAGAAAGACTAAAGGAAGATATAAGGCAGGCAGTACGGTCTGGTGATTGGATGTATATATCTAAGATAGAAATGCAGCAGGGGTATCAACTATTTGAAGGAGATCGTCGCGTCCAGACACGTATGATTGATTTTATTTTCAAAAAACGTAGAGATTGGAATAGAATTCAACGAACAGGAAGCATAACTCAGAAATCCAAAAGGCAAAGCAGGTGGGCTACGCCCGAAATGCTTCGATGGGCGATTAAGGTATCAGGCAGGGAAGCCCCTGCTGAAGAAACCCTTGAGAGCTATAAAGAAAGCATTGAGGTTGGCGAGCCAACTGGTGTCTTCAAAGACATCGCAGATAAAATTATTGAAGAAGCGACAGTTCCCGGCCCTGTTCCCGCCGTAAAGTAAAAACATGATAGTCTTACCAAACAATTTATTTGAAAGGGCTCTTTCTGATGGTCACTCAGGATAATTCGGCTGCGCCAGTAGAGCAGCAAGTAACTGACAGTGGAGATCTTCCTCCTCTGCAAACAGAAGACAGTACGCCTCCAGAGGTTCTTGAGCAGGAGCGACAGCTTTTGCAGAACCTCAATATAGACGACTCTTCTGAAGCAGCAGAGGCAGACGCTCCTACTCCAGCGACTGAAAACTACAGCACAGAAGAACAGCCTGCGATACAACCTTCAGACAATCCGTTGGTACAGCAAGTACCTCAAGCTAACCCTGAGCAATCAAGAACTTATACTCAAGATGAGTTTGAGAAAATGCAATCCTCTTTTGGTAAGCAGGTTGCAGAGGCTCAAAGGGCTGCCCAAGAAGCAGCCCAAAGACTTGAATCTTATGATGTTAGTTCTGAGGTAGAAGCTAGAGTCAGACAGCAGGAAAGCCAACTTGTTCCTCTTATTGGACAAGAAGAAGCTTCAAAGATTGCACGTAGCCCTGAACAGGTTAGACAAATTACTGAGGCAATAACATCTCAGCGTCAACTTCAACAGCTTGCAGTGCAATCCCAGCAACAAAATGTACAGACTGAAAACTTTGCGAAGGTTCAGGCTGCACAGATTATTGCTAAAGAAAACAATCTGTCTGAACAACAAGCAGAAACATTGTTAGTTGCTGCTGATCCAGCAGGTATGGAAATGCTTGCTAAGCAGCTTGCTCCTAATAATCAAGGTGCAGTACCACCGGAAACCCAAGTTACACAACTTGGTACTGGACGTTCATCAACAGCCGCCCCTCCAGATCAGCAACGTATTACGCAGTCTGCAATGAATAAGCCCGCTACCCAGTGGTCTGAGTCAGAGTATGAAGCGTTACGTCGTGCTGCATGGGGCGAGTAACCTAAAGAAAAATCATGGCTTCTCAAAATGCTACAACTGGCAATTTGGCGAATGTACAGGAAACTATTATCAATGCAGCTAGATTCGTGCAGGAGCACAACGCCCCTTCATGGCAACTCATTGAAAAGATTCCTCTTCCCCAAGGCGCATCAACAGTTAGAGTACCAAAGGTTTGTCAATTCGTAGTTTCAGACCTTATAGATGGTCAGGACATGACGGATGAGCAGTCGATTGGACTCACATACGTAGACCTCACTTCAACAGAACGTGGGGCAAAAATAATTGTTACGGACAAACTTGTTCGCCAGAACGGTACTACCCCAGTCTTCTCAATGATTGGACGACAGTTCGGTGACGCTGCTGCCCGTAAACAAGATCGAGATACTCAGGCACTTTACTCTGCTTTGAACAGTGGAACCGCTTTTGGCTCCTCTGGTTCTAGTATGGGTATAGGTGCTTTCGCTGGTGCTATCGCACGCGCTAGAGGCGGCGGTAGAACTGACTCATCTGAGACTGGTAATGAGTCGTTTAATCCAACTTATGCAGTTGTCCATCCGCACACCGCTTTTGATGTTGTGCAGTCAGCAACTGCTATTGGATCAGGGACTTCAATGAAGGTCAACGATCAGCGTGAAGAGCGATACCTGCAATCCTTCTTTACTGGGATTAGCTTTAACGGTGTAGATCTCTATGAATCAGGCAACATCAATGTGGACTCCTCTGGAGACATGACTGGTGTTATCGCTCAAAGAGATGCTCTTGTTGGTCTTACGTCAGTTAGCTGGCGTACTGAACGACAGCGTGATGCTTCAGCCAGAGGGTTTGAGCTTAATCACGTTTCTGACTATGGTGTGTTTGAATTAGACGATGCAAAGGGCGCTCCGCTTCTTTACGACGCTGGTGTTCCGGGTACATCGTCATAGCACATGGGGCTTTAGCTTATGGTTGGTTTGTCTCTTGATAGGAATTTATCTCTGCAAACGCAGGGTTATGACCTTGATCTAATTGGGTTTGATGATAGTCGGATGCCGCTTTATCTGCATAAAGAAAGCTTGTCGGATAAAAAGCGTGGAGATGTATTTATGCATTTCCATGTAAGTAATCCTGCGAACTTAACTGCTGGTGAAGCGGACTATCTGATTCGGAAAGCTCAGACTATGGGACTGTTTCCTTGGCCTCCGGGCGAAGAATGTCTGAAGCGGGACTTTACTCCGCAATGGCATGAATCAGTAGCAGGTGGAGGATCAAGGCTTGTCAAGGGGCAAACCCAATCAGGGTGCGGTTACTGTCTCCGTGCAGCCCAAGAAGACAGTCTTGCTAATGGGTATTCGGCGGATGAAGCCGAGCCTGATGCAGCGACTGAGGTAGAGCCCACCTTTGCAGCAGACGAAGCTTCTCCGCCGACTGCTACTCGTAGACGCAGGCGTAAAAGGCGTGATACGCTCTAGTAGTTATAGTTGTGACCTTCAGGCCGAGGCTATAACAACATATTTATATCGGCTGAAGATGGGAATTAATAGCCCACTATTGAAAGTAGGACGAAATGGCATTTCCAACTAGGATTTATGCAGATTACGGAATGGAAAAGAAGACTGGTTCTACAAAGTACCATTCTCTTGGAACTATTTTAGAATTACCAGATGGTCGCGAATACAAATATGCACTAGCGGGTGGTGTGGCTTTAGGTCAAGGCGCAACTGTTGCATCCGCAGCCCCTGTCGGTAATCACGATATGGATTTGGTAACACCAGTAAATGCTGCTGGTTCCTCAACGTACAAATGTACGCTTGGGGCTACAGCTTCTACCAAAAATCAGTACGCTGATGGTTACGTTTACACCAACGACGGTACTGGCGAAGGTCAAATTTACCGAATTGATAGCCATGATGCTGTCGATTCGGCAGGTGAGATTACCTTGAATTTGGCTGAAAATGACAAGGTTGTTGTTGCAACAGTTGCTACAACATTGTCAGGGTTGCACGTAAACCCTTACTCTGGGGTAGTCATTTCCCCAGCAACAGTTGTAACTCGCACGGTAGGAGTTCCACCAACTGCTATTGCAGCAGATGAGTACGGATGGGTTCAGACTAAAGGCTTAGCATCTGTCCTTATTGGTGGCACAACAGAACTTGGTGAGCCAGTTCGGGTTCATGGCAATGGCGGTACTGCTGGTGCTATTATTGGGCTTATCCGTGGTGGAAGCAACGAGGACGAACAAGAGGTTGGAGTGATGCTAGGTGTGGTCGCCGTTAGTGGGGACTACGGACTTGTGTTCCTAAATATCGACTAAAGTACTTTCGTACCTATAAAGAAGGAGTCTCTTCGGAGGCTCCTTTTTTTATTGTGTGCTATCCTGTGAGATACAATGCCATCCCACAACATCTTAGATGATCCTGACAGACAGCTAGTAATCTGGGCAGATACAGACTTCGCAAACTGGCGTTCAACTGGAGTAAGTAAAGAGCCTTGGACTTATGACTGGCTTTCTGACTTCGATGAAACAGTCTGCCTGTATAACATCGGAGCCTGTGTTGGCACGTACTCGATAATGGCTGCTGCTCGCGGGGCCAGCGTATACGCATTTGAGCCACTCCCTGTCAACATAGAGGCGCTGCACAGGAATATCAATGCCAATAATCTCCAGAGCAAAGTAGTCGTCTTTCCCTTTGCTTTATCAAATATGCAGGAAATAAAAACTTTTTATATAGCTGAGGGCTACAGTGTCATAGCTGGATACGGACTGCTCTCCTCTGATCCTGTTACTAAGGGATTGCCTAAGAACTCAAGCATAAGGCTTCCGTCATTCAGACTTAATGACATTGCTTTGTCTATAAAGAAACCTACTCATTTACTTATAGATGTAGAAGGTGGAGAAGTAGAAGTGTTGCAGGGTGCAGACATGCTGCTTGAGGGAAGTAGTATCGAGTCAATCTTAATTGAGGTGCAGTCGGATACAGAAGACGAGGTTGAGGAGATACTAAACAGCTTTGACTTTAAGGCGGTTGAATCCTTTGCTCCTAGGAATCTAATGAAGTGCGTTCTCTACAACAGGGAGTATAAGTAATGCCATTATCTATTGACGGTCGGCTTATATCAGAAGACAAGAAAGCCTATCTGATAGCAGATATAGGACACAACCACTCTGGAAGTATGGACAGGCTGGAAGAGATGGTTCTGGCTGCAAGAGACTCAGGGGTAAACGCAGTTAAGTTTCAAACTAGGAATCCAAAAGAAGTTTATTCACCATCTGAATACTACCGAAAGAGCGACAACCCTCAGTGGATGGATGAAACCTATGGGATTCACAGAGAGAAGCTAGAGTGGTCGCCAGAGGAATGGAAGCATGTCTTTGACTTCTGTAAAACTGTTGGGGTCACAGCGTTCTCTACTCCCTTTGACTTTCGTAGTCTGGATCTCCTGATCTCCCTAGATGTTCCTGCAATAAAGATAGCCAGCGGAGATGCAACCAATCTACCCCTGATAGGCGCAGCAGCCTCTCATAACATCCCTATGATAATCAGCACAGGTGGATGCAACATAGAAGAAGTAGATGCAATAGTTCAGGTAATGACGCTAAAGAAAACTCCGTTTGCAATACTCCAGTGTTCATGCATCTACCCCGCCCCGCATGATGTGCTGAATATAAAAGTTATACAGGGATACAAGGATAGATACCCTGACATTGAAACAGGACTGTCTACCCATGACCCAGATATACACCCTACCCTTGCGGCCTTTGCCCTAGGGGGCAGGATCTTTGAGCACCACTTCACTGTGAATCGTAGATGGAAAGGCACAGACAATGCCTTCTCGCTTACTCCTGCAATGATGAAAGAACTCAGGAAGAATATAGATGATGTCTTTCTATCACTTGGCAGTCCTGTAAAAACTCAAGACCCAAGAGAGAAGGTCTATACAGACGAAAGAAGAAAGAGTCTGTACTGGGCAGCAACCAAGAACCAAGGAGAGACTGTCTCCGATAACGACATAAAGATTCAGTGTCCTGCCAACATCATGCACCCCGCAGATATGTACACACTCATCGGCAAGAAGATACATTCCCTAAAGGTTACTGAAGGGAATCCTGTTACTGAGGTAGACGTAATTTGATAAAAGCAGTAGCGCTTATTCCAGCCAGAGCAGGTAGTAAGAGGGTAGTAAATAAGAATATAAGAAAGCTAGGAGACAAGCCTCTTATTGCACACACAATAATTGCAGCACAGGATTCCAAGTGCTTTGATTCAATTATAGTTTCTACTGACAGTCAGGCTATTTCTGAAGTAGCTTATGAATACGGGGCAGATGTCATAGACAGGCCGCCAGAGTTTGCAACAGATACTTCTCCTGATATTGACTGGGTTATCCATGCTCTTATTAACTTAGAGATAGACCTAGGAGTACCAGAGTTTTATTCAATACTTCGGCCTACTTCTCCTTTCAGAACAAGGGAAACAATACAGCGCGCAGTAAACCTCTGGGAAGAAACAGCCAGCCCCGCAGGGTTTACTTCGCTAAGGGCAGTTGAAAAGGTACAGCAGCATCCAGCTAAGATGTGGCAGCGTCTTTTGTCAGGTGAGATATGCCCTGTATTACTTCAGCCATCTGAAAATAAGTGGCACGATAACCAGTACCCGTCCCTGCCTGATGTATATACGCAGAACGCTTCTCTGGAGATAGCCTCTACATCAATGACAATGAGCGAAAGAAGTATTTCAGGTAAGAAAATTTATGGATTCTTGACCTTAGATAACGAAGGCTTCGATATAAATACAGAATATGATCTTTCATATGCAAATGAATTACTAGAACAAGAGATGGCTAATGCCTGAAGAACTTATTTTCAACGTACCTGATAAAGCAGAAGATGCAACTGCTAACTTCTGGACATCAACAGAGGTTGAATATATCCAGTCTTGGGTTCTGGGAAAAGAAGAAGAAAATAATGAAAGGGTTTTGAAGCATGAATTCAAGCTGAACTATAAAGGACAGGTAGAAATGTTTGGGGTAGTAGCAGAAGAGTCTGCTCCTGAATCTCAAATAGAAGATATGGCTGCAAGGGTTGCGGAGAGATCAGCAGTAAAGATATTAGAAAAGCTACAAAAAAGAGGAAGCAAACTTGCACCAGAGAAGCTTGCTCTAAAAGAATACACAGACCTGCGGCGTGATGTTGCAGGAGCATTTAGGGATTACATAAGTCATGCCAAGCGCAGGTCGCAAAGCTCAACGGGCAAAATCTACTTCAAAGGCATCTCGTAAAGATGTCTGCATACTTGGGTATGCTCAGGAGACAAGGGATCTTGTCTTTGATTTAGACGAAAGTGTAGAGATATGGGGCATCAATATGGCCCATGAGTTTCTTGGAGCGGGCAGTCGCACCGCAACTCAGTGGTATCAGCTACACCCTAGGGACTGGACTCTCTCTGAAAACAAACCGACTGGTTATTGGGGTCGTCCTAAAAGGCACTTGACCTTTCTTCAGGAATTTGAGGGCGATGTCTTCATGTCCTACGATGAGCCAGATGTCCCTAACTGCAAGGTCTTTCCACTGGAAAAGATGTATGAGTATTTCCCAACAATATATTTCACAAGTACTTTTAGTTACATAATTGCCCATGCCTTATATCAGCACAAGCATGGAAAGAAGATAAGGAAGCTTTATCTGTACGGCATAAACCTAACAGCACTGGATGAGTACACTCAACAAAGGCCGTGTGTTGAATACTGGATAGGCAAGTGTGAAGAAGCAGGGATTGAGGTAATTATTCCCAATGCCTCTGCTCTGTGTAAGGGAACACTGTATGCCTTTACCCGAAAGGATAAGGAAAACGACCTTGCTAAACATACCCTAGATAGGTTGCAACATTGGAAAGAGCAATATACTTTGCACTGGTCTAACATCATGGTTATTCAGGCTATGCATAAAGAGCTTGAACACTGGACTAGGTTTTTAGGAGAGGTATTTGAAGCTGCCGAAAATGAAGCAAAAGAGTTTGAAGGCAAGACTAAAGACGAAATAGCCGTGTTTGTAAAAGAACTAGCTGATAAGATTCATGGTGTTGTGCAAGATCGCATAAGCAAAAGAGAAGGCAATAACAAGCGTATGCTTACTAAAGAGCAGACCGCTTTAAGTTCAGCGCAAGGAGTTGTAAGAACAGAGCAACATTATCTAAGCTTGAATGGTGGGGTAGATCACAGGGCTCCTGCTTTACCAGAACTTAGATTCCCGGCTGAATTTTTATCTGATGATTATGAAACACCAGATACGCCAGAGGCAATATAAGGTGAGAAATGACTTCTTCGGCAGGCCCTGTATGGCGGGCATATCTAGATAGTAAAAGACCCGCGGCAACCATTGGTGGCGCTACTGGTGTACCTGAAGGCGCTACCTTTGTGCTGGAAACTGTGTTGCTTATTGATGGGAATACAGACTCAGGACACATAACTTCTTCTGGGACAGTAAGCCTTACAGTATCTGACTCTGTATTAAATGCAGGGACAGCACTGATTACAGACAAGGCAAGCACTACCTTTACCCAAGCAACTGGGCTTGCTCTGTTTAAGATTACAAATACTGAGTCTGATGGATGGGAAAGCGGTACTTACAACGGCGATGTAAAGTATGCGTCTGACAGCGGTGGAACTTCTAGGTCTTTTTACTGGCCTTTGAAACTAACTGTTAGAGAGGCTAGGGACTAATGGCTACCCCTACTAGGAAAAGAACCTTAAAGCAGATCAGGCAATCAATAGGAGTAAACCTAGATGCCATCAACCAAGACGATGGCGCGATTGAAACTACTATCTCTGATTCCTCTGGTAACTATTCTTTAATTCGCGATAACTCCCTACAGTACGGGACACATGACGAGCATCGTGGCAAGTGGATTATCGCAACTGACTCAAGTAGTAACCGACATATCAGAAGGGTTCAGGCATCTGATCCTGATGCAAGAACACTAACAGTTTCTATTCCATTTTCCTCTGAGCCAAACAATGAATGGACGTTTGAACTCTGGGATGATTCAATCTCTCCGGTTGCATTGCATGACTATGTAAACCAGTCATTGGCTGAGGTTACAAGAAAAGGATCAGTGCCTGTTAATTTAGACAGCATCCATGTTGGGGGCGGAATTACAGAGTGGGCTGCACCAAGCAGTGTTGTTGGGGTGCAGGATGTATTCATCAGGCGTTCTTATATTGGCGAGCAGATTGAAAGTTTTGATAATGCATTAAGTTCTTTAGGTTCTAATGTAACTATTTATAACGACAGCGAAGATATAAGAGAAGGCAGCGGCGCAGCAAAGCTAACTGTCGGTGCTGGTGCTAGTACATCAGAAGCCTTAGCTGGCTCTTCTTTTTCTGCAATGGATCTTTCGGGATATGATTCATTAGAACTTTTTATAAAATCAAACACCGCTACAAGCAGCACTCACTTTACCCTGTCTTTATACGAAGGCAGTTCTGCTAAAGAAACAATAGCCCTGCCTGCTCTGACTGCTGATAGCTGGACTTATGTAGATCTTTCTCTTTCTAATGCAGAGGTTGATACAGGCATTACAAGCTTCCGTATTAATACAGGATCAGCAGATGCAGGGGCGCTAACGCTCTGGTTTGACGATCTAAAAGCAGTACGAAGTAAGTCAGCCCATTACGACAGGCTCCCTAGAAAGTTCTGGAAAGTAAACCAAGATGACAGGACTCTTTATCTCGATGAAGACGCAAGCATCCCTTACTCCAGACTACGTTTAACTGCGAGAAGGCCACCTGCTCTTTTGAGTAGCGACTCTGATGTGTGTGAGGTTGACTCTCAATTTGTAATTAACTCAGCAATGGCAAAGGCATTGAGGTCATCAGCCGATAGGGGTGGAGGGAACGCTGATGCTAAGGATGAGGCAGCAGAAAGAAGAGAAGCTCAGGCTCAAGCCCTTAGATTAAAGATGAGGTCGCCTTCTGGTATTAGATGGTTTGGTGATTAATGCGACATCTGTATGGAACGAAAAACACATCAACTTCTAATGTGTCGGTTGCATTAATTACTGATAGCGCAACCAGAGTTGTTTCCCTGACGGTAAAAGCAAGGTCTACAAATGGCAATGCAATGTTTCTAGGGTTTGATTCTGGCGTTAGTAGTAATGCAGGCTGGGAATTAACGGCTGGCTTAGCTAAAACTATTAACTACGGAGACTACTCCGCAACTGTAAAGGGCGTTAACGTCTGGGCAAATTGTTCCGATACCGCAGCAAAGCTTGACTTTATAATGCTTACGGAGAACTAATGACTCAATCCCTAGCCAGAGTTACAAGCAAGAATACCGTCAATCTTGGCAACAGGTTATTCAATACTGTTGGTAAGCCGCAGAGAAGACTCGTTTCTGTTTTCCCACAAAAGGTAGTTACTGGTGATTACACAAATGAATCCAACCCTATCTCTTCTGCTCAGGTCTGGGATGATGCAAGGGGTGGCATCGGAGTAGAAAACTGGACACAGCAAGCAGCAGGTAGGCCGTGGTACTCAACGCTTTCACTCAGGCACAACAGGCACTTAGTCCTTCAGCGCAGGGCAATATCAACCGCAAGCAATGACGACATAGGGTCAGACACTTCAGTTACTTTTCTGGCAGAACTAAACCAAGAGATCTATTCTTTAGCTAC